TCATTAGGGAAACCCTAACAGCCCGTTGTAAACTATTTATACTCAATCGGTTCCGTTCCCTAACAAGAAATCCCAGTAAAATCAAGCATCTCAGAGATGGTTTTTTCTCTGCTTTATAAAGTTTTGAAAAAAGTTTTGTCTATCTCTTTGTTCATAAAGGAGTTTTGTCTATCTCTGTTTTTGTCTTTTTGTAAAAAATTGAAAAACTTTTGAAAAACCTTTGAAAAAGCATTGAAAAAACCCCTTCAAAGATTAGAATTGCCTTTACGATAGAACAAAACAACCTTGTTTTGCTATCTTGTAGAAGAGAGCCTACCAGAGAGCAGAAATTCCAGAGAATTTCTGTTATCCCGTAAAGGTTAAACCTCTATCCAGCCCGAAAATCCGCTCAGGATTGCCAGAAAGCCCTGTTTTTCTCCTTGTGAATGTCATCATACTTGTTAGTTGAGAAAACCTACCAGAGAGCAAAACCCATCTGGGTTTTGTTATCCAGTAGAGAAAAACTTTTACCAGAAAGCAAAACCAGTAAGGTTTTGTTATCCAGTAAAACCAAGAAAAAATCCTACCAAAATTAAAGCCCAACCTGTTTTTTCTCTCTACGGGTGTTATGATACTTGCAAAGAGGAAAACCCACCCAGAATTTAATCCTGATAAGTTTTTGTGGGATAGCAAAACACCTGTTTTGTTCTCTCTTCATTTACTTGTGAATGTGAAAACTTTCACATATTCCGATGGGGACGGGGACACCCCCCACCCCACCCCCAGACCGAACAAAAAGACCTCCAGAAAATCCCGACCCAATTTTAGACCTGAAAAAACCTCTTGACAAAACACAAAATCTATGGTATAATCTAAAATAGGATGAGAAAAAGCACAAACGACAGACACAGACTTTTGATGAGAAAACTCCTTGCAGGAATGACCCTCACTCAGGCAGCCTTTGAGTGTGGATACAATTATCAATCAGCCTGTGATATTGTCAATTCTCCGTCCTTCAAACAAGAGATGGAAGAGATGAGAGAGCAGTTGAAAAAAGACTTCATTGAAGCAGAAGCAACAGAAGAGATTAAAAGGAGAAAGATTAGAAGCAGGATTGAGGAGTTAGCAGACAGAGCAGTTGATGCCCTTTCTCAAGCCCTCAGCGATGAAAGCGGAAGAGTGAAGGTATCCGCAGCCAAAGAAATTCTGGACAGAAGTGGTTTCAAAGCAGAGACAGAGACTTCAATGAACCTCTATGTCCAACCTACCCCAGGCCTGATTGAGGCTTTGAGAACTTTGAGAAATGGAAATTCTAACGAAAAGCGACCTCACGAAGATTAGAGAACTTGCCCTCAGCAAGTTTTGGTTTTTTGCACAGACTTTTACCGACCCTAACTATTTTGACCCCACCCTTCACAGAGAACTTTGCGACTTTCTTCAAGAGGAGACCCCAGAAGTGAAAGTAGTTATCCTACCCCGAACTTTCCTCAAGACTACGATAGCAGGCAAACTCTATCCACTGTGGAGAGCCACGAGAGACCCTTCTCTCCGATGTCTCATCGTGTCCAACACCAGCCCCAATGCAGAAAAGACCGTCCATTCTATCAGAACTATCGTGGAGACAAACAGGTTTTACCAAGCCCTCTTTCCAGAGGTTATTCCCAAGTTTAATCAGGTGAGATGGAGTGATAGATGTGCCGTTCTCAACAGACCAGAAGATTATCCAGAGGGAACTTTTGAGGCGGCAGGAGTAGGTGCAAATATCATCAGAAGACACTATAACCTCATAATTGAAGATGATACCGTTGCTCCGAAGAAAGATGACCTCACGGGACAGGAGGCGATGCCCAACCGAGATGATATAGAGAAGGCTATCGGTTTCCACAAACTCACCATTCCTCTCCTGATAGGAGAACGAGATGAGAGGATAGTTATAGGAACGAGGTGGTGCGACTACGACCACATTAACTGGATTAAAGAGAACGAGAGGTGTAGAGTTTTTGACCGACCAGCCATCTACGATGGCAAACCGACTTATCGGAGGTTTAATCTGGACAGGTTGGAGAGCATCAGAGATAGTATGGGGACTTATATGTTCTCAGCCCTCTACCTCAACAGCCCGAAGGCGAGAGAATTTATGGAATTTAAGCCTGAGTGGATTGACTACTATGAGGAAAAGGAGTTGCCAGAGGACGGATACGGAGTTATCACGATTGACCCTGCAGACCCTCCGACTGGAAGGAAATCTCAGGACTTCACAGCGATTGTCAGCGTCAAACACACGAGAGAGGGAATGTTTGTGAGGAGGTATCGGAGAGAAAGACTGAGTGATAAACAATTGATTGCGACTGCCTTTGATGTGGCTGATATGGATGGAGCCCTGAAGTTGAGACTTGAGGTGAATAGATATGCTCACCTTGAGGCTGCCTTCAGAGAGGAGATGGCAAAGAGAGGAAAATGGTATATCATAGAGCCTGTCAAGGCTAAGAGCATCTCTAAACAGACCAGAATTAAGTTGCGTCTCGCACCTCTGTTTGAGAACGGCGTCATCAAGTTGAAGAAGGGAATGAGGGAGTTGGAGGAAGAACTCTTCAGTTTCCCCTACGGAAAACACGATGACTTGATAGATGCTCTGTCTTGGCAAGTAGAGCAGTATGTTCCGAGAAAATATCAAAGAGAGAAGAAAGTGGTTTCTTCGGAGCGAATGAGTTGGTCTCTTGAAGAGATTAGAGAGAGTGTAAGGAGAGCGAGCCGTGCTGAGCTTCGCTATCCGTTCGTCTGTCAACAGGAGGAGCAATGCCTGATGTAATGGTTAGGGGCTTGTATAGAGCCAGCTCTGATGCTGGCTTGATTTCATCTGGGACGGTGTCCTTCGCTTCTGGTGATGACTTGACTACTGAGAAGAGGACTTCTGCTATCTCGGTAGGAGAGATGCCTCTCCACCAAGACCAGATGTTTTACCTTGCGGTGGAGAAACCCTCTGACGACACTGCTGGAGACCTGACGGTTAGCACCTATAATCTGGTTAAGTTTGGAAGTAATGTCAGAGAGGTTCTTCACACCACTCATACCGTTGATATGGTGAGTGGACAGGCGAGTTATCGGGGCTTTCTGATACAGGGATTGTTCGTTGGAGAGGGTCAAGTGAAACTGGGTTTCAAGTTCGCTGCAGACAGCGGAGCAATAAATGTCCTCTGGAAACTCTACAGGTTATAGATGGGAGGTGAAATGGACACTTATTATGCTGAGATTGTAGAGACTGAGGTTGAAGAGACTGACCTTCCACAATTCATGAGAGTTGAAGTCTCTAACGAGGCAGAGGCGAGCAAAGTTTTAAGTGATTTAGAGCCATACTTCAGTGGCAGAAAGTATGAGAAGAGGTTTCACATTCACAAGCATAGAACGAAGATGCCTTGTGAGGTGAAGGTGTTATGAGACCAGTTGACGGGAGTTTGGTTCTCTTGATGAGTGGTGAGAGCAGAAGGAACGGAACGAGAGCGATTGACCTCTCACGCTTCAAAAACGATGGGACTGTGTATGGGGCGATTTGGAGACGGGTCTCGCCTCATTGTTCGGGACTGAGTTTTGATGGGGTGGATGATTATGTAAGGGTTGCTGATGATGAGAGTTTGAGTGCTAAAACCTTTATAGCGTGGTTCAAGTCAGACAAGTGGGCTGAGAGTGGGGGCTGGTCTCCTACAATTCTAAATAAATACACGGATGATGATAATATGTTTAGAATTGGGTTTAACGAGAATGCTGGTGGTCGGATTGCTGCATCTGCAAAGGTAGGAGGAACAGAAGTTGGTAGGCACGGCACGGGAGGAGTGTCGCTAAATGTATGGCATCACCTTGTAGTAGTATTCACAAGCCCTGTGAAGATATATTTGGATGGAATAGACATAACCTCTACAGACTCTTGCGCTTGGTCTCGGTATACCACGACCAACAACCTTTATATTGGGCAGAGAGGAGGAGGTGGAGGTCTTTTTGATGGTCTCATCGGCGAAGTCAGGCTCTATAACAGGGCTTTGAGTGGAGCGGAAATCTCTGCTCTCTTCAATCAGAAGCACTTGTATGGAGGATAGAATGCCAAAGGCTTTTGAGGAGTGCGTGAAGAGGGGTGGACGGGTGAGAACTATTAAGCCTCGCCCTGATGTCTACATAAGGGTTTGCTATCCGAAGGGAGGAGGTAGACCAATCGCAGGCGAGGTTCATCATCTCAGTGGATTGGGTGCGACTGGAAAACCGAGAAGAGGAAGACCGAAAACTGAGGAAGAGAGGAGAAGAACCCACAGGCTGCTTCACGGAACGGACAAAGTGCCTCCGAGAGGCTCGGCTCTGGCTAAGGTTCTTCGTAATTTCAAAAATTGAAATTATGACTGAACAGTGGTGGAAACTAATTGAACAGGGATTGAGGTATAAGGAACGGTTCGGCTGGTCTAAGCGATGGCCAGTCTACCGTGATTACGCAAGGGGAGTGTTCCCAGGCTATCAATCTTCTGCTGACGGTATCCTTCCCTACAACCTGGTCTATGCGATGCTCAGGACGATGGTTCCCAGTATCTACTTGAGAAACCCCTATGTCAACATCACGCCTCGTCTCCGACCTGGTCTTGAGATACACGCTCGCATTCTTGAGAGTATCGTTAACTGGCTCCTTCAGGAGATAGACATCAAAGCGGCGATAAGACGAGCGGTGATAGACTGCTTCTTCACTAACAGAGGCATCATCAAAATCGGATACGATAGTCTCTACGGCTTCACCAGAGATGAACTTCTTGAAACTCTGGGACTTGAGAGCCTCACTTTCAACTACCTTGACAACAAGGGACGGCGAATTGAGTATAACACGAATGTGAAGCCAGGGATGCCTTGGGCAATCCAAGTATTTCCCGAATTCTTCATAGTTCCGTATGGTGTCCAGACACTGGACGATTGTCCCTGGGTTGACCATATCACGATTAGACCCCTTGAGGATGTGAAGGCAGACCCGAAGTATAAGAACACCAGAGACCTTCAAGGAACTCACATAGAACTGCTCTACAGGGATGTCCAGAAGAGGGACTTTTACCAGTCTCTGACCAGTGAGATAGACTATGTGGAGCTACACGAGATAAGAGACTTAAAGAGAGGAGAAATCAGGGTTTTGGTGCCTGGCTACGACAAATGGCTAAGAGAAGAAGAGGATGAACTCCAGATAGAAGGACTACCGTTCGTTGACTTCACCTTCAACGAGGACACTGAGTTTTACTGGAGTGCAAGCGATGTTCAGATAATGGAGCCACAGCAACTGGAAATGAACGAAGCCAGAACTCAGGCTATGAAGCATCGGAGACTGGCTCTGGTGAAGTTTCTTGCTCAGAGAGGAGCTATAGACCCTGATGAGATAGATAAGATGCTGAGGGAGGATGTCGGCCCTGTAGTCTTCGTTGATGGGGCACCATCTCAGGCTGTCAATATGCTTCAACCTCACATACCACCTGACTTAGTCCAGTGGGTTGAGGTTATACGGAGCGATGTGAGAGAGATGATGGGTGTCGGAAAGCTACAGGCTGGAGAACTATCAACTGGAAGGAAGACAGCCACTGAAGCCCAGATAGTCCACTTCGCCCACCAGTTGAGAATGGATAGCAGAAGAGATGCTGTGGCTGATGCCTTGACGAAAGCTGTGCGAAAGATTATCCAGTTGGTTTTCAAGATGTGGGATAGGAGAAGAGTGGCTGAAGTGGTAGGATATGATGCGGCTCGCTACTGGGTAGAATTCACTGGCAGAGAGATTATCGGTGAATACAATGTAAGAGTTGATGTAGAGAGTATGACCCCTATGACCAAAGCGATTAAGAGAAGCGAGATTTTACAAGTGATACAGGCACTAAGCAAGTATCCTGGCGCTAACATCTCTTACCTCCTCCGTTCGCTGCTGAGGGAGTTTGAGTGGGCTGATGTGATGAAAATTCTCCCTCCTTCTCAAGAGACCCTCTCACGGCCTATGACTGTGAGAGAATTCATAGCTCGCCAAAACTCCCTCTTGCAGCAACCAGACAGATTGAAGGCTGGTTTGGAGAGGGCTGGAGCTCTGATTGGCGCTGCCCTGTAATGCCTTGCTATGCATATATCTGCAAAGACTGTGGAAGAAGATGGGAAGAGTGGCGACGAGTGGACGAGAGGAGAGATGTCAAGTGTCAATGTGGTGGAAAGGCTGAAATTGACTTCAGCACCTACTCCTCTGCAAATGTAATGATGTTCACTCCCGCTCTCTACACCGACCTTGATGTCTATCCTATCTGGATAGACAGCAAAAAGAAGTTGAAGGAAGAATGCAAGAAGAGAGGTCTCAGAGCAGCGAGGCTTCTCTGATGGGAGGCAGTTATGCTGAAAGGCAAAATCTTTATCAGAGTATATGATGACAAGCCTGTAGAGACCGAGTTTTCTGGCAAGCTGACTGGTGCCGAGATAAAGCTGGTTCAGAGGGCTCTTTTGAGAGGCTACAGAGCTTGGAAGATGAAAAGGTTAAAGGAGGTGCAAGGTGTTTCCACTGGAAAACATAATGCAGGCGATGCCGTTTCTCCTGCTGCCGTTCTTCTTAACAACGCAACAGCAGGGAAACGATGAGGGCGACCCTCAAGACGGAGGAGGCGAAGACCTTAACCAGTTGAAGGGCGAACTTACCAAGTTGAAGGAAACTGTGAAGGCTCTGAGTAATGCGAAGGCAGAGCTGGAGCAGAAGCTGGGCGAGTATGAAGGAGAACTCCTCAGCGAAGACTACCTCAAGTGGAAGGAAGGCAAGTCTCAGCAACAACCCAGAGAGGGTGAACTTGACTTTGAGACAGCCTCAACCAAAGAGATAGTTGACTATCTGGAGAAGAAGCACAAAGCCGACTTGGAGAGTGCAGTCAACGAGCTGAGCTCTCGTCTTGAGGAAACTCAAGACAAGCTGTCTCTTGCTCTGGCTCGCTTGGATGTAGAAATGACTGCTCTCCGACACCCAGACTTCTGGAACTACAAAGACAGGATACAGAAGTTGGCGGAGCAGAACCCCAGCTGGTCGGCTGAGAAGTGCTACAAGCAGGCGAAGATTGAGGCTAAACTTGAGGAAGAGGAAAAGGCTGCTAAGGAGAGAGAAAAGGCGGAGAAGGAGAGGAAAGTCCTCTCTGAGAAGGGAGGTATCCCTCCGAGTGCTATGCAAGGGAAACAACTCTCTCCTGAGGAGGCAGCAGAGCTCGCCTACAGAACTGTGTTTGGAAACCAGCAATGATAGGAGGTGGTAGGCTATGGCTCTAACATACTTAGAACAATTAGACAGTATGTATGCCACCACTTGGGCTCTTCGTTGGAAAGAGGTCGTAGACCAAATCCACGAAGCAACTCCTTTCTTCTATCTATTGAAGAAGAAAGGGAGAGTGAGAACTGAAAGTGGTGGAAGTCGTATAGAGGTGACCCTGAGGTATCAGAAGAACGAGACAGTCCAGTTCATCGGAAAGGGAGGAACTGTCAGCATCAAAGGAACTGACGCCTTGACAGTGGCTTTCTATCCCTGGAAGTATCTGACTGGACACATCGTTCGCTACTTCGCTGATTTTCAGCAGAACAGAAGCAAGAGAGCTCTGATAAAGAAGGTCAACGACGACATAGACAACTTGAGAACAAGTATGATTGACAAGCTTGAGAGTTGTCTCTTTGGCGATGGAACTGCTGACGACGGGAAAGCGATTGATGGTCTCGGCAACTTGGTAGCAACTGACCCTACTTCTGGGACTGTCGCCAACATTGACAGAGCCTCTTATACTTGGTGGAGAAACAACGCAGAGGATATGTCTGGAAAGGCTGCCTCGCTGTATCTCCTACCGAGAATGGGTCGTATGTTCAATCGGTGCGGACGACACGGTGAAGGCATCTCTCGCTTTCCTGACTTGGTAGTCTGCTCTGAAGATGTCTACGACCTCTACGAGAACGAGGTGCTTGAGATAACAAGGATACTTCAGGGCGACCAAAAGATGGTAAGCCTTGGTTTCGGAGAACTGGCTTACAAGGGAAGACCCATCGTTTGGTCTCCTTCTTGTCCATCTGGCCGTCTTTATATGCTCAACCTCAACTTCATTGAGTGGGTCGTGGACGAGATTGAGAACTTCAGGATGGGCGAGTGGTTGCCGATTGTCAATCAGCCAAGAGACCGCGTTGCACACATTATGACAGTCTGCAACCTCGTGATGTCTAACTGTGCACGGCAGGGCGTTCTGTATAACATCTCTGCTTAGTCCGTGTGGCGTCCCAACCTACCTGGGACTTGAGAGGGCTTTGGCTGGTGGGTAGGTCGCCAGCCTTGAGAGGTTTGAGATGGAGTATAAAGGGGCTAATTTCGGTGCTACAGTGACCGCTCAAGACATCTACCAGGCGAGTAGCACTCAGAAGCATAAACTGGGCGAGCGCCTGGTGATAGGAGACCGTGTCTTTCGGTATATGAAAGCTGGCTCTTCAAATCTCAGTGCTGGCTATGTGGTTGGAGCTCCCTGCGCACTGACCACAGAGGACACGGTGACTGTGGCTCACGGTGTCGGAACAAGGGTGGTCACCATCACTGCATCAGGGGTCACCGCCAACCAGTTCGCTGAAGGATACCTTGTAGTTGACGAGGGAACTGGTGCTGGCGAGACTTATAAGATAAAGTCTAATACTGCCAGCGATGCTAACAACCTCGTGCAGGTGGAACTGTATGATGGGCTGGCGACAGCGTGGAGCACATCTGACACCGACATCACCATAATTTCCTCACCCTACAACGGCGTGATAGTCTGTCCTACAGACGGGATTATCCTTCCTGTGGGAGTTCCTCTAATCTCTGTGACTGCCAACTACTACTTCTGGGGGCAGACTTGGGGCCCTTGTGGAGTGAAAATTGATGGGACTGCGAATGCTCTCGGCAACGCAATTGACGAGAGATTGCTTGGAATAAGCGGTTCTACCGCAGGAGCTGTGGATGTCTACAAGGCAGTTGACAGCGATGGAGTTGGCCCAAGCATTGTGGGAATGGTGATGTTGGACAGTGCTGACCACACCGACACAAAGATTGAGCCCGTCTATTTGACTATCTGTCCGTAATTTCAATTTTTGAAATTACGAGGGGAGGGAGCCTCTGAACTCCCTCCCTCACCGATGAAGGAGGAGAGATGGCACTGACAAAGACTTATGACTTACCCTCTGCAGAGAGGATTAGTCGCAATGTGGGTATCATCACTGGGAAAATCAGCTTTGACAGCTCTTACCCCACAGGCGGCGAGAGCCTTGACCTTACTGACCGCTTGAAGACCGTGCTAGCTGTCTTCTTTGAGAATAAGGGTGGCTACTTCTTTGAGTATGACTACACCAATGAGAAGGTGAAGGCATACACTCCCGTGCCGTCAACAACCGCAACTTTGAATGTCACGGACGATGACAACGCATCAACCGCTGGAGTTGCGCTTTACTTTGATGAAGACGGCACCGCTGGACAAAGACTTTTGTTTACCAGCCCTACGAACAACGATGGGAGTGATACCTGTGTTAGTATAAGCGCAAGTGCTGGAGCTGAGGTAGGGAATGGAACTGACTTGTCCTCTGTGACCAATGTCAGGTTCGTTGCCTACGGACTGGTATGAACGGAGAACTGATTGATGCTGTCATTTGGGTGGAGAGCAAGGGCAAACCCCTTGCGAGGAGCCTGAGAGGAGCGAGAGGTTTGATGCAGGTGAGGAAGCCTGCTCTGGACGACTACAACAACTACCACAAAACTTCATACAGTCTGGATGACTTATACGACCCAGACCTCAACAAGAAGATTGGCGGCTGGTATCTCCTGAAGAGAATACCTGCGATGCTAAAAGCATACAAGCTGCCTGTGACCCTTGACAATGTCCTTTGGGCATACAACGCAGGCATCGGACGAGTTGTTAAGGGAATTATGCCCAAGGAGACAAAGGACTTTCTTGAACGGGTTAAGCGGAGGCTACAGAGATGACAAGGGCTGAGTTGAGAGACGAAGTCAGGTTCAACCTGAAGAGGTCAAGCGATGCTCTTCCAGACACTCGGATAAACACTTGGCTGAACTGGGCTCTTCAGTTCGTTGCTGACCTCCACACCTACGAGGAGATGAGAGTTAATGAGACTGACACAACTCCTTCCGATGGAACTAACACTATGAACTTCCCCAGCAATATGAAAGACCTTTACTCGGTCAGAGTTCAGGACGGAGCCAGTTCAGTCAAGTTAGAATACGTATTCCCGAGGCTCTTTGACAGGATAGTGCCCTACCCCTCAGCCTCCTCAAGGGCAAGACCTGGCTACTATGTGGACTACGGCACCCAATACGAGCTTTTTCCTATTCCTGACAAGGAGTATCCCTTGCTCATCCGCTGCAGCGTCTATCCTTCTCCTATGACATCTGACAACGACACACCTTCTCTGCTGAGGAAAGACGCTTTGCTGGTCGCTGTGGCAACAGTCTTCGGCTTTTGGAGCCTGAGAGAGGTTGAGGACGCAGCCTACTGGGGAAAAGAGATAGTTCCTCAACTCTTCAAGGCAAGCGTCGCATCTGACCACAGTGGAGAGGACTGGACACCCATTGCTCGTCCGTTCAGGGTTCGCACTTCCTCTCTGGTTGGCGAGTGGTGGAAGAACCCGTTTACTGGGAGGACGCTATGATGAAGGAGGAGCTTGCTGCGATAAAGACTGACATCGCTTGGATTAAGAAAACCTTGTCTAATCACTTGAGGCATCACTGGGCACTTGAGATTGGCTTATTGACGGCTCTTATTACTGCACTACTTCATTATCTGATGAGGTGAGATATGAGCTTTGCAAAGACTTGGGACGAGACTACTCCGAAGGGAACTGACTACCACTCATCCGTTGATGACCACATCATTGACCTGAAGGTAGCTATCAGGGAGAGAGCAAATGTTCAGCACCACGCTTACTCTGACGAGAGTGGACACAGCGATGTGTGGGAACATAAGCCAGGAGAATGCACTGTCCTGTATGTAGGAAACAAGGCGGACTTTCCTACTCCTTCCTCTTCTAATTCTGGCTGTCTCGCAGTCGCAACCGATGAGAACAATGCTCTCTACTACTGGAACGGCTCTGCTTGGACTTCTCTAAACCTTTTCTCGTTCAGGTCAGGGGACATTCTACTCTCTTCCAACACCAACACTCCGTCTGGCTGGACTGATGTCTCAACCACTTACGGAAACAAGTTTATCAGAATTAGCTCAGGAACTCCCCTTGACACTGGCGGGAGCGATAGCCACGACCACGGCGGTTCAACTGGAGGGCACGCTTTGACTGTAGGTGAAATACCTTCACATAGACACGGCGGAGTACCTGGTGATAGTGGGAATGCTGCCAATCCCGGGGGTGGGCACGTAGCAGAGCATCCTCCTTCGGCTTCCTGTGCCTACACTGACTATGCTGGAGGAGGGCAAGCTCACTCTCACACTTTAGCCTCTGCAAACAACATTCCCGTATATGTTCAACTGAGAATGTATAAGAAGGACTGATATGGAAAAATCTCCAGCAACTCGTTCAAACTCTGATGTAGACGCTCCTGGCATCGGCGTGGCAGGACAAGTTTTCTGTCCGCTAACCAAGAGCATCTGTCTGAAATCTGGCTGCGAGTGGTGGGTTGAACTCTATTACGGAGAGCAAAGAGTAGGCAGATGCACCGCCTCTTGGCTCTCGGTTTTGATACCCGAGCTCAGGCAGGAGTTGGAGAGATGGCGAAAACAAGGAGACAATACCACTCAATCTACGACCTAACTGGTGGTCTCAAGACCGACCTCTCGCCAACTGTCATCCCAGAGAAGTATACTCCCGATTGCAGGGAGTTCCTTTTCAGGGACGGAGTGGCGATGAAGGCGAGAGGAACATCCTTTTTTGCTGACACTGAGAACTCCTCTCTGGTAGGCTCTGTGATGGGCTTTGACCAATACTATAAGACTGATGGCACTGAGAAGCTAATCTGTTTCACCACCAAACACGTGTTCGCCTATAACTCCTCAACCGAGTTGTTTGAATGCATCACCCCTTCTACTGTGGTTAGCGATTGCGAGACTGCTTGGACTGCAAATGCGAATGTTGGCGTCTCAAATCCAACTGATGACAAGAGAAGAGGAAGCAAATCAGTGAAGATAGCCATTTCCGACGACTTCACCACTGGAGTGGCCGCCTATCTTGACTTCTCAGCCAAAGACTTGTCTTCATACACCGACCTTTACCTTTGGATAAAGTCCTCTTGTGCTACTTCCGATGGGGACTTGAAAGTGAGGATTAGTGAACAGACTGGAGGTGGAACTGGTGCTGACTACGAAGATGTTTCTATTCCTGCACTCTCTGCTGGCGTCTGGACTATGCTCACTATTCCATTTTCTGGAGCGGCAACCACGAGAGATGCTATTGTTTCTGTCTCTTTGGTGGTGGCGACCGACCTCGGCGACCAGAATGTTTGGCTTGACGACATCAGAGCTGTCTCCACCTTCACTGGCGATGAGGACAACTTCTTCACATCCGAGATAATGAACAACCTGTTTATCTTCAGCAACGGGGTAGATGGCATCTATAAGTGGAATATGACTGACGATTGTTGCTCTTCACTTGGAGGGACGAGCGGATGGTCTTGCCTGAAGATGCTCAAGCACGGTGAACGCCTTTGCCTTTTCCATACCTTTGAGGCTGGCGGAAGGTATCCACAGCGAGTGAGATGGTCGGTTGCTGGAGACCCAGAGGACTGGACAGGGGAAGGCAGCGGCTATGCTGACTTGGTCACGGTGCTGGGAGTTGACTGGATACAATCGGCTGAGGCTCTCGGTTCATTCGTTGTGGTCTATGCTGAGAGGACTATCGCTCTAATGGAATACACAGCGAATGTCTCCTCTCCCTTCAGGTTCTTTGGTAGAGTTAACGGAGTGGGATTGTCTGCACCCCGCACGGTGGTCAATCTTGGCGATGAGCATATCTTTTTGGGCTGGGACGGTCTTTACTCCTACACAGGTGGAAGGACGGTTGAGCCTGTGGGAAAAGAGATTAGACAGGTTTTGGTGTCCAGTGCCACTCCCGAATACATCCACAGGTCTTTTGCTATCTTCATTGAGGAGCACGGCGAGTGCAGGTTCTACATTCCATCAGCCTCATCGGAGCTTCCCAACAGATACTATTGCTATAACATCCAGAACGGGAGCTGGAGCATCGGCGAGAGAACATATACAGGGTGTGGATACTATTCAAGAAAGCAGAACCTGACCATTGATGAGATGACTGAACCGATTGATAGCTATACCTGGCTGAGGTTTGACGATGCGAGCCTCCTCGCTCTCTATCCTATCAACCTCTACGGAGATGCCAACGGAAAGGTCTATCAGGATGACGAGACGGTGATGGACTTGGCTGGAGAAGCGATAACCTGCTGGATTGAGACTAAGGACTTTGTGAGCAGCGAGGGATACAGAAGAATACGAACCTACTGGTGTGAGTTGAACTTTGAGGCGAGAGGAACTTCTGTCTCTGTGAGATACAGCTGCGACGGAGGAAAGACTTGGTCTAATGCAAAAAGTTTCACTCTCAACGGAGACTGGAACGAGTATAGATGGGACATAGAAGTCTACAGTTCTATGATTAGGTTTAGGTTTGAGAGCGGTGAGAAGGGAGCTAATCTTGAGCTCAGACAGCTTGAGATTGGCTTCATTCCACTGAGCGACAGATGAGAGTTCCACAACAGGTTGATTTACCTCGTGAAGTTCCGAACGATTTGGACGAGTGTGCGAAGGGATTTAACGAGCTGCTGCAGTGCTTAGAGGAATACTTCCTGAAAAATTACGATGACTTGTCGGAGTTGATGGAAAAGGCTCACACGCAGAACACCGACCACACCATAACTGACGCTGATGGAGACACGAAGGTGCAGGTAGAGAAGAGTGCGGATGAGGATAAGGTGAGGGTGGGTGTTGCGGGGACAGAGACGGCGGTGTTTGGTGATGGAGCGAATGAGCCATTGCTGGAGTTGGATAGCAGCGGCTCAAGAGAGGCTCTGAAGATAGTTCTTGGTGCGGGAATAGCGAGTGGATACAGCGGAGTGGTAATCACCTCTTCCGTTGACCAGAATAGAAATCTCCTGACGGTTTCTGAAAGCTACGCTGATGCGACAGCGGTTCTGGTAGGTATATCCAATGACGGGAAGGGTGCCTGTCTGAGGTTAGACCAAAACAATACTTCATCAACCGCCAGTGTATTCTACATCTACAACGCAAGCACAGGAAACAGCATACAGGACGACAGCGGAGCGCATCTCACAGCAGCAGGGGTTTGGACAGATGCTTCAGAAGGGGAATTGAAGACAAACTTCAAAGAAGAGAAGGTGCTGGATAAGATAAGAAGAATTGCTGTTAGGAAGTATCAATACAAGAAGTTCCGCAGAAAGGGGGAGAGGAAAGAGTGGAGAGGCGAGGTTTTTCCCGAGTGGCACTTCTCCCCTGTTGCAGAGGACTTTCATAGAGTTTTCGGTTTGGGAGATGGAAAGGGAATATCAGCAAAGAGCCTTGCAGGTGTCGCATTGCAGGGACTTAAAGAGCTGGCTGAGAAGGTAGAGCGCTTGGAGAGAAGAATTGAGCGCTTAGAGAGGAGGTTGCGATGAGTTTTCTCAAGAGGCTTTTCAAAGGTAAGAAAGGAGGCTTTGAGACTATCTCAACGATGTCTCCTGAGCAGCGAGAGCTGTTCAAATCTTTCTCTTCTTGGGTTCGGGGACGGTTGGGAAAGGGCTTGCCAAAGTGGACTGGAGAGTGGGTTGCGCCACTGAGCGAATATGAGGAGACTGCTCTCGGTCACCTGGCTGATTACTTGAAAGGAGAGAGGTCAGATATCGCTGAGTTTGGTCTCGGGAAGTATAAAGAGGCTTTGAGTGGTATGTCTCCTGAGGAGGTTCACGACTGGTATATGAAATATGTTGCGCCCTCCGAGCGACTGTATATGAAAAGGGAGATTATTCCCAGGATTAGAGAGGAGTATATACCGACTGGCAGTTTCTATGGAACTCCCAGATTTGAAGCTGTGGGAAAGGCTTGGGAAGACTTCGCTGCGAAGCAACTGGGACGGATAGCAGAGGCTATCGCTTCGGAGAGAGAAGGTGCAAGGAGAGCACTTTCCTATCTTCCTGCTATGGTAGAGATGGAAGAGGAGAGGCCGCTGAGAGTGGCTGAGGCTGGAATGAGACTGGGAGCGCTGCCACGACTTCTCAGGCAGAGAGAGCTGGAGAGTGAAATAGAGGAGTTTAAGAGAACTACTCCCGAGCTGAGCCCAATATTGGATGCGGCTCTTCAACTTCTGCAGACCGATACGAAGGCGGCCTACTACCGTCCGTATAAACCATCTCCGTTCGTTGAGATACTTGAACCGCTCTCAAGGATTGCGGCAAGGTTGTAATTTCAATTTTTGAAATTACGAAACAGGAGGAACAAATGCCAAGACTTCAGTGGTTAGGTGCAGTTCCGAGAGACGACAGCTGGAGCTACATCGCAAGGGCTCTGGGTGCTGGTGCAGAGGAATATTCTAAACGCCGTGAAGAGGAGAGAGAATACGAACTGCTGAAGGAACGATACAAACTTGAACTCCAACGGATTGAAGACGAGAAGAAGTGGAAGCTCGTATCCACTATCAATAAACTTCTCTCCGCCATAGCAGACCCCACCCTCAAAGAGCAATACATTTCTCTCCCGCAAGTTCAGGCTCTCTACGAGGACGTAGGCATAACTCCTCCGAAGAAGTTTGGAGAGCCAACCACAACCACCATAAATGTAATTAACAAGTTAGAGAAGATGGTTCCTCTCTGGGACAGACTTCTGCCTGGCACTTGGTCTCCCGAAGCAAAGAAGCTGAGAGAGCTGAGAAAGCGAATTTTCTCTCCTCCTCAGACAGAGGAAAAAGTGATATTCGGAACGAGATACAAGAGAGGTATTGATGGGAAATGGCACAGAGTTGATTAAAGAGTTTCCAGAGACGCTGAGCGATGAACAGATGCAACGCCTCGTTGAGCTTGAGCGTCTCGCTGCAGAGAAGTGGGGCGAAATAAGACAGCCGAGACGAGGGCTAAAACCTGCTCTCGTTAATTGGCTACTGGCTGACCCTCGTGAGAGCCTTCCTCCAATTGGTGCTGCAAGAGCCTTCCTCGTTGATGTGCTGACCAAACCAGAGGAGGGAGCAAGAGAGGTAGAGAGAAGATTTCTCGCAGAAGCCATCAACGCTGCCGCTCTCGGTCTTCCCTACCAACTTCTGCAGAGACCCTCTCCACCGAAGACAACTGCTCAGGCTGTTGCCTCGGGGCTGGGAGAACTGGCTGGCTTCGCCGCTGGCCCGTTGAAGATAGCAGGCAAGGTCGCACCACGCATCCCCGTTCTTGGCAAGGCAGTGTTCTCTCCTTCCGCTACCAGAACACAAGCTTTGGTCAAGCCAGTGGCTCGCACCGCTTTGACGCTTGGAACCGCATCAGCCCTTCGTTCTCCCGAGCACAAGTTTCGCTCGTTCGTAGAAGGTAATATTCACGGCTCTGTTCTCTCCTCCATAGGATACATACCTAACACTCCACTCCGCCTTATTACCTCGGCAGTCTACCTCGGCTTACCCTCCACTTTGAGAGCAGAGCCGTTAGAGATGCAAGTTTTCAGCTACGGTCTTGGAGCGCTGATTGGTGGAAAGAAACTGGAGCCAGGGAAGCAGTGGCTTCGTGAGCATCACTTGATGAAGCGTCTCGTGCAAGGAGAACCAAAAGCGGAATTGCTGAGACAGTCCGAGCAGTTGATAGACCAGTTCAAGGCGAGAGCAGAAAGGTTCACCAAACCACCTACAACACGGAAAGAGCACTTCCACTCCCTTGTCTCCGCCCGTCCTCACTACGCACCTCTCTACGAAGGCTGGAGAAAAGAGGTGGCATCAAAGATTATGAAGAGGGTCAAGGAGCTACGCTCTCACCCGTTCTTTCCTCTTGAGACAGGAGATGTCCAGTTCATAGCCGACTACATAGCAAAAGACATTGGCAGTCAGAGAAAGTTGCTGAAGGAACTGACGGATGCTCAGTTGCTAACCGCTCACTCTCTTCTCTCTTCGTATAGACCTCCAGAACAGCATCCATTCTCCTCTCCTCCCCCACTGAAACCAGAATACGCTCGCAGTTTGGGACAGAAAATCCATCTTGGCGATGTCTCACTCCGCCTCGGATATCCTAAACTAAAGAAGTTGGGCTTTGGTGAACCGTTCCAAGAGGGGAGCTATGCCAGACAAGTCTTCACAGCAGACAAAGAGCGTTTGCTATTCCTCCGAGACTACCTCCTCCTGAGAAACAACTGGCTCAGAGCGGTAGGACTGGGGAAGGCACGAGCAAGAGACTTACTCCGCTATCTTGAGGGAAAGTTGCCCGAGAGCAAACTCAGGAGGCTTCACGGTGAGACAGCAGTTCAAGTAGCCAAACAGATGAGAAAGTTCTATGACACCTTGCTTGAGCTGCACAACCGCTACAACACAGCAGTTGGAGAAGAGCCGATAAGGAGGCTGGAGGACTACGCAACCCACGTCTTCAAGGAGAAGCGGCCACTTCCAGAGGAGGTTCAACTCGCACTTTCACACCTCCCTGCAAAGAGAAAGTTCTTTCCTTTCGCAAGGGAGAGAAGAGGAGTGCCTGGCTACGAGGAAAACATCTGGACAGCTCTGGACACTTACGCCTTTTCCTCAGCTGAGCGTCTATCAGACAGCCCTATCAGAGCTGGACACAGAATACTGCAGCATCTTGAGAGAGCCATAAAGTCTGGCGATGTCTACTCTCACAAGATTGACCTTGAGGGTATTCACTCCAACCTCAAGCGGTTCGTTGAAGGCCTCCAGAGAAGACCTGGCTGGCTTGACAAATACATCAAAGCAACTCTCCCGAAGAGATGGGCAGACCTTGAGACAATGTCTAACCACCTCGCATCACTCATCTACTACGGGACGATGGGATGGAGAGTAGACCTCCCGTTGAGAAACCTTTGTCAACAGTCTCTAATCATAGCAAGGACAGGTTTCAAACCGCTTATTTGGGCAATCCGAGCGAGAGGAAAACCTGAAGCGAGGAAACTGCTCAACCAATCCGAAGTTGTCCAGACAAGGTCTTTAGCCTTTGTTCCCGAAGCTGAAGACATCTCTACTCTCGGTGGACGCCTCCACCGCTTGGGCAGGGGCTCGCTCAAACTATACAAGTGGTCGGACATAGTGAATGTAGAGAACGCATTTCTGGCTGGCTATAAGTATGCAAGGGCTAAGGGAATGAGCCACGAGCAAGCAGTTAGGTTCGGGGACAAGGTCGCATACGAGACCCAGTTCCTCTACCTCAGGTCAAACAGAAGCGATTTGGCAAGGCTCTGGGGCATCAGTTCATCTCTCGGCAGGTTAGCATCCGTCTTTACTCACTGGCCATCAGCCTATATAGAGTTTCTGATAGGCTCTGCTCAACCAGAAAACAGAGCACAACTGATTAAATACCTTGCTGCAGCCTTGCTGGGCACTGTTGCTCTAACAGCGATGGGAGCCAAAGGCTGGGAATACTTTGGCTACACTTCTCCTCTCCAGCTTGCCAAGTTTCCGTTTAAGCTTCCCATCAGTGGAGTGGCAGAAAGACCAAGCATTATTGCTCTGAAGAAACTGAAGAGGGTGCTGGACGGCGATGCTGATTTGAAGACGCTGTTTCTCCGCACCTTTGAGCAATGAATGTTCTCTTCATTAGCAGATACGGAGACAGTCTCAGTCTCGCTAAGAGAGTTAGAGACGAGGGACACAGAGAATTCTTCTATATACTTGACCAGAAAGCATCCAGTGTGGGAGAAGGCATCGTTAGAAGGGTCGGTAGAGAAGTAAGGGTGGCTAACGAAAGAGGAGAGCCTTCTCCCCGCAATATACTTCGCCTGCTGAGAGACTGCTCTCCCGAACTGGTAGTCTTTGATATGGTAGGTCTCGGCAAGGTCGCTTCCCACATCAGGGAGATGGGCTATCCAGTCTTCGGTGCTGGTCTCTGGGCAGACAACGCAGAACTGGACAGAGCCTATGGCTACAAACTAATGAAGGCGGCTGGAATAAAAACTCCTCCTACCTATGTTTTTGGGAAGGGAGAGTATGAGAAAGCGATTGAGTTTGTGAAGAGGGAAGGAAAGAGGTTTGTCTACAAGCCATCTGGAAACCTTCCAGTTGGACACACCTATGTGGCGAGGGGAGTAGACGATATGGTTGAGATGCTCAGGCTGTGGAAGAGCGAGGCTGAGTTTGAGCTTCAAGAATATATAGATGGAGTAGAAGTCTCCTGTGAGCTCTGGTGGAACGGCTTTTCTTCCTTCCTCCATAACATCACGATGGAAGAGAAGAGGTTTATGGAAGGAAACATCGGCCCAAATATCGGTTGTGCGGGGAATGTAGTCAAGGCGGTCAGCAAGAAACACCGTATCGTCAGTGAAGGCGTCGGGAGGATGGAGAGATTACTGAGGAAAACCTCTTACAGGGGCCCTCTTGACTTGAACTCTATAGTGAACGAAGACGGACTGTTCGGTCTTGAGTTCACTGCGAGGTTCGGATACGACGCAGTTCAGGCACTACTTGAACTCTACAAGGGAAGCCTGACGAGATTGCTATTCTCAATCGCTACTGGAAGCAGTCCAGAAGAAGAATTGACTGGTGATTGTTCAATCGCAGTTAGATTGTCAATTCCTCCCTATCCTCACTCAGACGATGCAGTCAAAGGAATTCCTATCTTGGGAGTTGAGGACGAGAAACACATCTGGTTTGGCGATGCGATGAAAAGGGAGGGAAAGTATGTGAGTGCAGGTGCTGACGGCTGTGTATGCTCCGTGACGGCAAGAGGCGAGAATGTTAGAGAATGTAGAAGGAGGGCATACAGAACCGTCAGCAACCTAATCATTCCACAGGTTCAGTATAGAAGAGACATCGGAACGAGGTTCACTGAGGATTTTGCTCTTTTGAGGAAACTGCAGTATTTATGACATCAGCCAGTTTGAGTATAGCCTCTTCTACTCTGTCTCCAATATATTCCGCCATAACCATCAACCTCGCATCAAAGTTTAGCAACTCCCATATCTCATAGTCGCTCTTGTCTTTCATTTGTGGGTGCTCAGTATCCACATATCTTTTGACTGGTATCATCTTAACCTCCTTTTAATCTGTAGTGCCTCTTGCCGTTTGATATAAACTCCTCTATCTTCTCCTCTCCAATCAAGGTATCTATAATCTCCTGGAGCCTTTTTGCATTTATGCAATAACTTACATTTCTCAGTAGAGTGCTGTAGTCAACTACCCCTTTCCTCTCTATCACTCCGTAAACCTTCTGTTCCTCTTTTCCTACCTCTGTCATCTGTATCAGCCTGGTGGTCTGCTGCAGAAACTCCTCAGCCTTGCTAAGGCATCTCAAGGCCACCACGAGGTCATCCTCGTCTATCACAGTTTCATCGCTTCTGCTCGCACTGACACACATT